CATTGTTTTTCTGTCAACACTAAAATTCACAATGGCGATATTAAGGCAAAAATATAACCCCCCATAGGTTCATCCGTGGAGGGAAGTAATCGGGGGTTATATTCAATTATTGGGCAATAGGATATTACCAAAAGAAGAGGGGAACGTCAAGTCCCCCTCTTCCGTCAAATCTGAGACATTATATGTTCATACAGGCGTTCGTCATTCTCGGCTATTATAGTCATCAATTCGTCCATGACTTGCCACACGCTTTCTGCGGACTTGCCTTTAATGGCTTTCAAAAACTCACTATCGCCACATGCTTGTATTATCACTTCGCCTATTTCCTCGGCATTCGGCTTTCCGTACAGATGATCGTATATTGTATACATTGTGGCTAACCTTTGACAGTCACGGTAATTTGACACGTTCTCTTCGCACTTAGCGATTGCATCCGATAACTCACGCTTGTTAATCATACTATGCCTCACTCTTTCTCCATTTCGTCCATTGCCTTTTGGATAGCCATTCTGACGTTAGGGTCGGTTGCCATTCCCATAAGTTCCTGTAACTGCATTCTGGCATTTTCTTTGCCCTCGTCACGGGAATAGCCACGCCTGTATCCGTCACGGTTGCTGTAACGGTAGGAATTACCGGCACGGGAATATCTACCCATACTGTCACGCCTTGCGTTTCTGCCTCTACCACGGGCATAAGATGATCCGCCCTCATAAGAGTAGTCGTCATAGTCATCATTGCCGTATGCTTCTTCCATAGCGCAAATAGTGTCAATAGACTTAATGGAATGAGTCAGTTTGTCTACCATATCCAGGAGCGAAGGTGTAAGTTCGCCCTTGTGGGATATCTTGTCAAGTTCACTACTGAGCATTTCCCTCAGCTCATACATTGCTTTACCCATACATGATCTCCTTTCGTTAGGCTATTCTTTCAACGGTAATAGACGCATTGCGTCTAACCGTGATCGAAGGTGTAGGTGTTGTAGCAGGGTCATCTACCGTACCGTCTGTATAAACAGCAGATACCGATACACAACAACCGCAAGGAACGGTTATAATCGCTGATGTGTTGATGAAGCCATACTGTTCAACAGCCTGTGGTGTGAAGATTGCTACACTCTCGGGAACTACTACACCATTGACCGTAATGCCCAATGCGATAGGTGTAACCGCACCACCTTCGGGGATCTGAATATTTCCCTTAACGGAAACTTCATACCTTGCGAACCTATTAGGTGTGTTGCCTTTAAGATTAAGAACCCCGATTGCAAGTGGAACTACATTACCGTTATTGCAAGGGATAGAAACACTACTGAATGGTATAGTTCCATTTACGGCAACTAACGCATCACTTGTTGTTACATATTCAGGCATATTTACACCCCCAATCAGTTAAAGAAAGCATTTCCGCCACAACCACAACCACTTACGTTGTTCGGGCAAGTAAAGATAGGCTGTTCGCCATATACAGGTACAGTTCCTACGGGGCACTGATTGAGGCGGTTGTAGATACCGTCAATAATCGTGCTGTTCTGAGCAATCTGCGAAGCCTGTCCACGGGCGTAAAGAACTTCCTGTCTAAGCTGGCTGATCTCGTCGTTCTTTGCATCCAACTTATCCTGACAGAGCTGATCCTTGATGGACTGAATGCCCCCGTTGATTGTGGCAAGAAGTGCCTGTGTGTTCTGAGCATCGGCTGTTCTTGTAGCGCAAGCCTCTCTTGCAATGTCCGCACTGAGGTTAGCTGTCGCAAGACGGTTCTCACAGCAACAATTAGCAAGCTGTGACTGTAAACCTGTCATACCTGCTGTAATAGCTGTCTGTGAAGCGAACGACCTCTCAAGGTCATTCTGTGCTCTGTTGCAAGCAGCTACCTCAGCACTTGAGAACCCGTTAGTAATTGCAGACTGAATGCCATTAAGTTGTCCTGTAATACCCAAAGTGTCAAATCGGCTATTGACGTTGGCATCCGTGTTGGTAGCGAACAGATAGTTAGGAACAAATCCATTGCCCCCGTTACCAAATCCGCCATTGTTACCCCAACCGCCATTACCGATAAGAGCAAGGAAGAGGATTAAGAACCAGATACCGTCACCGCCCCAACCGAAGCCGTCTCCGTTTCTGTTGTTTCCACATACAGCCGCAATATCTGCTGCTGACATTTCGTTTGTCGTAAGAGACATATTTATCTCTCCTTTCGTGTGATTATTTATTTTCAGTTCTTGCAAGAAAAAGAAAAACTAAGTAAAATAAAAGTGCTTGCTACATAATAGCAACGACAACTCCTGTGAAGTTCCCCTGAGGTTTGCATCACCTTCCCCTCAGGGGATTACTTTTTCCCTATCGCATCATCCGTTGTAACTGTTCGGCTGTGTTCATCAATTCGTTGAACCGCTGTTGGCTTAACTGACCGCTGTTAAGCATCTGTTGTACCTGTTGTTTAGGATCACCGCTAAACATACTTCTGAACTGTTTATACTGTTGGATAAGGTTGTTATTCATCGGCACATTGCCAAACGTGTTAAACAGCGGACTCGGCATCTTTCACACTTCCCTTCTTAGCCGTTGGCTTTGTCTGTATCTCAGACAGCCGTTTCTCGAACTCTTCACGGGTAACATAATCGGGTGTTTCTATTACCGCATTGTGAGGGGTATTATTTGCCGTGATCTCGCTATACTCGAATATGCGAAGAGGCATAGGCATACCGCTGTTGTCGGTACTCTTGATATAAAACCTACTCTGTTCGCTGTCCATTAGTAACGCTGTCTGTCCTGCTCCTACCAAATAGGACTTAGCACCGCTTTCGCCCTGTACCCATATAAGAGAATTTGCAGGGGCCTGTGCCGGTTGCTGATACTGAGGCATTACGCCACCGTAAGGGGAAAAAAAGTTATAAGCCATAATTAAGCCTCCTTTTGCCAATAATAAAGGACTACTTCTTCGCCACTATCCCATGTGTCGTAGTAATCTCCGTCAATTACAACTACAACGTGATTTTGGCAAGCAAGGATAAATACTCCATGTGGGTTCATATTCGAGAACTTTTCTACCGTAGTACACTGAGGACAAATACTTGGGATAGCGTATTGATCGAAGCCGTGTTCCCTGAGATACATCCCCCAAACGTAATTGGCTGACGGCATATCGTACAGTCGCAAGCCCTGACAGCATAAGCCAATGTAGGTCGTTTCCCACTCTTGAGATAAAGCCTTGCTAATGGCTCTGACAGTACAGTCGCCTACCCTCATGTTCTTAGGGTTATTGTTAAAGGGGATATATGCCATAGAGTACCTCCTTGCACTTAAATTGTCGCAAAATAAAAGCACCCGTAAAATGAATTACGAGTGCCTGTTAAGTGCCAATTTAGTGCCTTTATATGTGCTTGAATAGGATCATTTCACATTTCGAGACTATCCGTTTTACCTGACGTACCGATATGTCAAACTCGTCTGCCAAAGGTTCAAAGCATATTCCGTCTATCAATCTTCTTTTTAGGATTGCACGGTCACGCTCTGAATGTATCCAAGCGTCTATCGCTTGCTCTATCTGTTCGTTTGTAACGTCATCAAGGTCAAGCATTTATCTACGTCTCACTCTACGCCTACGTCTACGTCTCGTTACTCTGATCGTCGCTGACATTGTTGATAACACCGTCCTCCCCTATGTAGTTAGCATTACTGCCGTCATCCGCATCAAGCGCAACCTCATAAGTCTCTGTCTCTGTTTCAACGTAATAGTTATTCCATGCTATAAGCCACATTCCGTTTGTAACGACTAACAGGATAATGAGCAATATAATAATGATATTGCGCCACTTATCGTTACGTTCATCTTTGGACTGCATTCTCTCGAATGCGTACCTGCTCATTACGATATTGTCATTATTCTCGCTCATACGCACCTCCAAGGCTATTAAAGGTCTTATCGTGCCTGTATATCCTCATTATATCAACTAATGTTGTATGACGCTACAAGTATGTTAAACTCCTGACTGTTGGCAAATCCCTCAAAGACAGATTTACGGTCCTTCCCGTTCTTAAGAGTAGATACCCAGAATTGGAAGCCTACCGCATCGGGCTGTCTGCCTAACATAGCCAAATACAGCTTAGTAACGTATGTCTCATTGCTCAAGTTTTGAGACAGTAATTCTTTAGAAAAGAAGAACCCATAGGCAACCTGAGACGGTGTATTCTTCTTATTGGCTATTCTCTCTACCCAATAAGACATTCCTTCTTTATCGGGTGTCCTGTTAAGAACTATGCCGTAGAACCGTCTTACAAATTCTGTTATCTTATCCAAATTGACAGCTTTAACCCCACGGGATACATTAACAGCCGTGTGGCTCTTGTCGTTTAATAGGATATCTCCAGGAAGTAAGTATTCATCCGATTTCAGGTACTTCTTATCCGTAAGAACCTCGAACCCTGCTTTCTTGAGTTCTGATCTCATATATTTGGTAGTCGTTATCGGGACATTCTGTAATTCCTTAATACCTAAGCGATAGCCTATGCCCTTGACGTTAGACATAACACCTGCGGAACAGTCAGCCTCGCAAGCGGTCGTTATGTTCTTCGGGATATAGTGTGCCTTAACTAATGCGTCCCAATAGGTGTTCCTTTGCCATTGGTCGTAGCCTACCATATCGTTGTTTGCAGCCTCGGTAGACATTTCCGCAAGTAAATTCCTTACGTCAGCGTTAGGGTGTCTTAAAACGCAATTCCAGGGGCGATTGTACCAAGTGCGTATGCGCCACTCACCGCCTGTCTGATCTCCTGCTTTGCCACTGTGGTACTTGCCGTTTTCGTCTGAACCGCTGTTAGATATCATTTGTCCGCTTTCCCTTCTCTCAGTTCGTCTATGCGCATGAATGCTGTCTGCATGTCACGCTCAATAACGGATACTCTCTTGTCTATCTCTGTTATTGACGTGCTCAAGGCTTTGATATCCGTCCGTGTCTCGTTTGTCGTAGCACATACCGTGTCCAGCTTCATGTTCGCCTTAAGTAATCCCTCGTTGATATGATTAAGGCGTGTCTCTCGCTCTTCTACGCCTTGCTTAATGGACTTTTTGTTATTATTGAAAGTCGTAATCAATAACACAGCAAGAGAAACAGCGGATATACCCCACGGTATCAAGTTCCACGGGTTCATTCTTCCACCTCAGGCAGTCCCGTTGCGATTGAAGTAAGAACTGACAGGATACCACTAAGAACGCTCGCACTGATAACAAGCCCCCAATTCACGTCTGTAAGAACAGCACTTGTACCGATAGTAGCCACCGCTGTCTGCGCTACTGTGCGTAATGCTCTTATACCTGCGCTGTACCAAAACTTCTTTGTCATAGTCCGTTACCTCCTTTATGATTATGATAGCATAAAATCAGCTAAGTGTGAGTTTTGAACCATTCGTAAATCCACAGGAAACGGGGGTGTTATTGGCAGCTCCACTCGGCGTACTCGTAAACTTAATTGTTATAACGATACTTTCCTTGTCTTGATTTGCTACCCATGGACCTGTAACAGTGATGGAAGATATTTGGGTAGTATCGGATAAGGAAATGCCAGCACTACCCCCAACGTATCCGTTTACGCCTCTAATTATTATATTGCCACCACTAACTGTCGCTCCTGATATGTCACTATCCAAAGGTTTCGCCAACGGTATTGTAATATAAATTTCTGTACCCCCAGTAGTAATATATCCATTTTTAGGTGCTCTGTACAGATTGATAACATCACCTTTATGGTAATACAAACCATTTACTAATGCGGTTATATCATCAGCATTCTGTTTCATTTGGCTGTCTATCGTGTCCATGTTGGTATTCTGAACGCCAATGTCGTACAGTTCGGATAAGTCGGGCTTTGTTAAGCCATAGTTAGGGGTTGTTGTTGCCATTGTTTTTCCTCCTTATGATGTATACTTGAACTTAAAGTAGTTGATATGTCCGTCAAAGTAGTAAGTACCGCCCGTACCTTTCCAACCGCCTACATGAAGTATAGCCCTGTCGCCTACTTCCATGTTATCCAAGGCTCTTGTTATCGTAAGCGTGTTGATTAAAACATCGTCTACATAAAAGGCGATACTCAGCCCTGTCTTAACGATCTTGACTTCCTTATCCATTATAGTACAGGGGAATACCTGATTGTGCGCTCCCGTGATATTACCCGTCCTGTATATATACAGTCCTGTCGGTCGGATACCTACCTCGATAAAACAGTTACGGCTACCGGACTGAGGATTAGGGTTAATTCCTATCGCACCTATTGTAGTGCCGTTCTCGGCTGTCTTAGTAGTATTACCGCTGATAACCATTTCCCAATCCTTAGGAGAGTTCGTATCGCTGAATATGTCAAAACTGTCGTCTCTTATCCAAGTAGCAGCTGTTCCGTCACAATCATAGTTGTACAACTCATAGTCCCACTCAGACGGAACGTCTACGCCCTCGATGAACCCGTGATACAGCGAACCGTGAGTATAGTACCCTAACTCTTCGTGAGTGCATCCGGCAAGCGTAGAATGCCTATGATAATAGAGCGTAGTTCCCTCTTGCAGTTTGTCGTATGCGTCCTGACAGGCTTGTTCAATACTGTTAAGTTCCAGAGCATCCCATACAGGCTGTCCGGCAACCGCATTAGAACGGAATGCGAAGTCATCATCCCTCTTGATGTAAGAGAACAACAAACGCTTTGCCAATTCAGAACAGTCGTTATGCTCTGAATATTCAAGGAAGTCATTAACCGTCTTGTTGTTAAGCGTAGGGTTAAAGTCCCAAGTAAAAGCCGTGAACTGATTTTTGAGATAGTCAAGGTTGTCGATTATACGGTTATAGTGCACATAATTGAAGTAGTCACCATTCTTCCAATCGGTTTTCGTATAAGTCCAAGCCATTACTCTAACCTCCGCATCGTGATCTCACCCCAAAGTCCAGGGTAAGAAAACTTTAAGCCTGTTACTACACATTTTACATCACTCTCGAACTGTGTGTCGAGGTAGATTACATCACCCAATTCAATGTTCCAATCCTGCGCCCACTGTGCGTTATAAACTTCCCTACGCTCATATGCTGTTTTTACGTTGTCTATAATAGCCTGTACCTGCTCGTCAGTAGTAACCAAAGGATTGTCTATATAACACTCCTCACCATTATCATTGACGGTTTCGGAAACAGTCTCTATCATTTCTTGCGCCCAAATAGCAAAATCACCTATAAATGTCCCTGACTGCACATCAACACCAAAAAAAGCAATAATGCTTACATTGTCTTTATCAATAACAGTATTCCAATATTGAGGCAGTACAGTTGATCCGTCATCCAATGCAACCCCTGAAACCCAATCGTTAGTAATAGTGCAATATTGCCTACTCCATTCAGGCAAAGTAAATATAACACGACGCTTACTACCATCAGCCTTTGCGGTTACTGTTGTATGTTTGGTCTCGGAAGATACATAATAACGATACTTAGCAATTTTGATTGTGCCAAGTAACGGTTTTTTCTCTATCGTTGCGTAAGTGTCTTTAAGGTCTCTTGCACTTATCTTATAGTAGAAAGACGGGTTAGGAATATCATTCATAGGCATAGCAAATAGCTCTTGCGTAGGGTAATATGTCTTGTTGTACAATATCATTGCGCCCACGCTATTAGCCCTAAGTTGTTTTAATTCACCCTGCCATGTTCTTTCCGCCATCCCTGCCGTTGTATTTATGTTGTGAGATAAATACCAATTACCATCCCATGCGCTTTTCTCCGCTAAGTCAGTATCAGCTACCGCACTATTACTTATCCCTTGAATGTAGTCAGTTGTCGTATCTGTCTGTAATTCAGTGTTAAAATCTATGGTAAGTTGATGTTTAGCGTAAGATACTTCGCTTGTTGAATACAACGTCAAAGTCCTGAGATACGCTCCTTCTACCCCGATAAAATGATTTAATTGCATACCATTAACAAAATCATCATAATAACCATCAGGATTTGTAGGGTCGAATATACTATTCTCGTCATATATGGTAACTCTCATTTCCTGAGACGGTACACTTAACGAAAGCAAGTCAACTTCCTGATTGTATTCGATCTTGACTATATCAGCCGTTTCAAATGTAAAGTAGAAGTCCGAAGGCGAAAAACAACCGCACAATAACAACCTATCGCCTGACGGGATTGTATAAGACACTTTCATAGCCTTATACGTTGCAGAATCCCAAGAAGGGAAAAGGGTTTTATAATCTACGTCAGCAATACACTCTTCAACATAATTATCCAAGTGAACATTTACATATGCGGTATCAATAACATTTGCTGTTAAATTCACCGCATCTAATGCCTCAATATTCAAATCAATGTCCTTTAAGTTCCAAAAAAGGAATTTGAACGCTGTTCTTCCGTTCGCTGAGATTGAAGGCGTTATCAAACACAATACCTGTTCTGTGCCATCAGAAACTATGGATTCTGAGGCGGAATTATTAGGGCATGTGGTAAGGTACTGACCGCTATCATTATTCAACAAACACCTTGCATCCCCTAATCTAAACCCATTCCCGTTAAGTTGATTGGCATAAGCATAACACTTTCCACCTATATTTTGAGGCAATGCGCTTGTATTGGATTGACGCCATGACGAATTATATGTCTGTGCCGAACTGCCCCCCTTAGAGAAGTTCAACTTAACATCAATCTGAGGACGGACAAGTTCATCCATAGCGTCCTGCCAAAACTTTCTTAAATGCGCACCAATCATTAGTTGTTTACCTCGCCACAATCAATTACGTTTGCCCTACAATCCTTGTAGAACTTCGGCTTGCCCGTAACAGGGTTTACAAAGTACGGTGTAGCCTCCCTGTCGCCTATGTAGAACTTATGCGTCTGCCAACTGTTAGTTACCATATCCATATAAGTAAACTGAAAGTAAAAGTTAGCATCGAAGAACTGTAAGATAGTTGACCACTCTTCGGGTGACATAGCTGCCCACGTCATCTGTACCTTGCTCTGATCTCGACCGATCTTTTGCGCCCTCAGCACTCCGTCAGCCGTTCGAGCACTGTCAACAAGTGTTACTCTCTGTTGCGTACCACTCTCCAACTTAGGCATCGGAACGTCTAAGTTATTGAGTGAAGCAAACTTGCCTTTTACATAGATACTCATGCAAACGCACCTCCACCTACATTATAACCGATAGAACGTCTTACTTTCTCCTGATTTTGATAGATTTCTCTACCGTCAAGCGTGACGTGAACCTGTATCGGTCTATCGTTGTTGTCATACATTGTTGCGCCAGACATTCCGACTACAAGCCTACTTGCCAACATATCCATCCATTCAGTATTGTTCTCAAGCGGTATTACCGCCTCACGTCCTGCCTCACCGATAAGGGCTGTTGTAGGGCTTGTTACTAAGCCACCCTGAGCCATTGGCGGTATTCTGTTAAGCGTAATATCATTTGACTTAGGGAAGTTGAAGCTGATAGTTCCGCCGCCAAACTCTTTAGGCAATGACAGTTTATAACCGCCTATCGTGCTACTCAGGGTAGTAAAGGCGTTCTTCATGCCGTTTGCCAATATTTCACCTGCTGTCAGGATACTGTTACCAATATCTCTTATATTATTCTTAACGTCTCTCCACAGCCCTGTGGCATTGCCTACAAAATCCTGATCCCTCAGCATCTTAGGAATATCCATAAACCCGTTTACCATTGCGTCCTTAAACGTAGACAAAGGACTTGTCAGGTCATTAGTAGAGTTCTTAATAGCGTCAGGTGCTTGTTTCCTGATATCGGATACAGGCGCATTCAGATCCTTATTTGTTTCCTTATAGGAATTGACTATCTTATTCTTAAGATTAGTCAAAGGCGTTGCTATATCGGTTATAGTACCGTTGATAGCATTAGTGCCACGCTTACGGATATTCGTTATAGGCGTGTTAAGTTCCGTATTGGTATTCTTGAACGCTGTAACGATCTTGTTCTTGACGTTATCCAAAGGCGTTGTCAGTTCGGTATTCGTGTCCTTGATAGCTCCGACTGCACCTTTCTTAATGTCCTTGAACGTGCCTGTAACACTACTCTTAAGAGTAGACAGGGGCGTTACAAGTGCCGTATTCATACCGTTTACGCCATTAACAAAATTAGTCTTAGTATCGTTGATAGCCCTCGAAGCACTATCCTTAGCACCGTTAAACGTATTCTTGAAGTTAGTAAGAGGACTTACTATATCCTCGGACATTGTTGTAACGGCTGTGTCGAGCGCACCTGCCTCAGCGGAAAGGTTCTTAGAACCGTTAGTAGCATCATCAAGAGCTGTCGCATAGTCTTTCCAAGACTTTGACGCTGTCTTAACATTCCTACCGCCTTTGACAAGGATACCATTATTGCCAAATATTGACTGCAAAACGTGTGTCTGAGCATCACCGTATCCAGGAATAACATCCCCGAACATTGTTGTATTATAATCAACAATATCGTCCATGTTCTCTTTCAGGTTGCTCATTACGTCCGCTACGGGACCAAATCTACTTGTGATCCTGTCAAAGACAAACCCTACAATACGTCCGAAGTTCTCTGCGTCCTCAGGGACAAGCGGAATGCCGGTTGTCTGGCTACCAATCTGACCAAGCAATGCGCTGTAATTAGAACCGTTGTTAGGGTTGAATGGCATTGTAGCTGATACTTGCTCATACTGATTGAACGGATTGAGATTGAGCCAAGAACCGCTGAAAATACCTGTAACACCTTCTGCGATTTCCTCAGCCATTGCCATGTGCTGTTTCTTAATGTCTATCCATTCGCCTGTGGACTCGTCAAAATAACCGCCATAGATAGCAATAGAGAATGCAGCTCCCAAGTCATTACCTGCATCCTTAAGTATCTCGTTGGCAGTCAATGCTGCGTTCTCAAAGATAGCGTAAATAATGCCACCAATGTCAGACAGCAATTCTTCCCAATCAATGCTTATCAGCGCATCTTTTAAGCCATTGTAAATGTCCGTGCCAATAGTTACCCAATCGGTTTCAGTGATGATCTTATGAAGCATGTCAAAGATAGCAAGTGCTATGCTACCTGCTGTTGACAATGCACCATAGATAATGTTGTACCAATCCAACCCATTAAGGAAACCTACGATATCGTCTCCGATATCGTCTCTAAGTTCCTTATCATCGGCAATGGTCTTGATGAATGAAAGTGCACCTGTGATAGTTGCACTGACAGTCTCCCCTAACTTCTTGCCGTCTATTGCCTCGAACCAACCCTTGAGCAAGTCAGTTAATGCTTCACCTGCGCCTACCCAATTAAATGTCGTTACGAAGCCAAAGGCAAAGTCGATTATCTTCTGTACTCTTGTGCCCATTACTGTGCCAAGAGCCTTTGTATCCAATGTGTTAATAGACGAATTAAGGAAGTTGGCTAATCCCTTGCCCCAACCCTGAGTGTCTAACTGATCTAAGAACCCCTGTGAGAAATAGATAGCGTTATTAACCTTAGTAAATATGTCTTTACCAAGTTTTTGGCTGTCTACGCTCATAATGACTTTGTTAAGTTGTTCGCCAAGAACGCCACCTGCTCCTGCCCAATCTCCGTTCCTGATAGCATCCTTAAAATCATCTACCCAGGAAGCGAACGACCTATCAAGGTCCTGTTCCTCGAACATACGGGAATAGTCAAGCGCATCTGCACCACGACCACCGCTGTTATCATCAAGGACGTGAAGTTCGTCAAACTCTAACAGGTAGTCCTTAGCCGCCTTAGCACTGTTCTTTGTCTCCTCGGCATACTCTGCCGGATACTTAAGTGCCTTAGTCCACTGACTCTTACCTGTCAGTTTTGCCATTAACTGATTAACAACGTTAATCATGTCAACGATCCTGTCCGTTGCATAATCAACGGCAGGGGCCAACTTTTCTATAAGCGGACTTGCAGCTGCACCGATACTGTTTCTGAGATACAGTAAGTCAGTAGCAAGCAAATCCATTGCAGGGGCAAACTTAGTACCTACCGCCTGTGAATAGTAATACAGGTTTTCAGTACCAATACGGAAGCCGTCTGTTATATTCTTAATGAATGTACGAATAGCACGGTAGAACGCAATCCTCTTAATCGAACTAAAGAGATTGTCCATTTTCTTTTTAGCACTGCCTATTGTTGATCCTAAGCCTCTGAACGGAAGCACATAACTTGCACCGTGAGCAACTGTATTAACACCGCTCCAAACTCTCTTGAGGACTTTGAGAGCGTTCGCAAAATTGTGTACTCTCGGTGTAGCGGAAACAGTATCCTTTGTAAGTTTTGATATGGCCCCTACGGATATGCCCGAAGGCATATTCTTCATACTATCAGAAACAACTTGCAATGTGCTTGCCAACGGGCGCAAAGCATCATTAACTGCATTAGCGGAAGTAGCAAGTTTTGTTATATCAATCTTGTTAAGGCTTTCTACAAAAGCGTTTAGTTTCTCCCCAGGCTTGCCGGTAATCGCTAACTTAAGTTTAGACAGCGGTTCTACTGCCTGTGAAAAGGCTTTTATTTTTTCACCCAAAGCGTTAGCGTCCACTCCCTGAAATGCCTGTACAAATTCAGTGATCTTGGACGCTGTGTCTTTAGGGATATTAGTTGGCTTTTTGAGTGTGGAAAGTGCATTAAAGGCATCTGCAAAGGCTGTCAGTTTAGAGATAGACGAATTGTCTATTCCACTTATTGTCTTTGAAAAGTTCCCTATGTCTGTGGCTATTCTGTTAAGCACCTGAGACTTAGCCTTGTTAAACTTAAGTCCGTTAAGTGCCCCCTGTAATTGTGTCAAGGAACTAACCGCATCACTCGATGTTGCCTTGATCTTTAACTCTAAGCCCCTGACTTCTAAGTTATCAGCCATTGTTAGCACTCTCCTTCTTAGCGTTCTTAGCCTCGAATGCCTTTTGCCACGACTTTAACTGTTCAATTCGTGCCTCTACCTCAGCTTTCTTCTCGGCTTCGATCTCTTTTTCCGTTTTCGGAATAACCCTGTACGGGGACTTACGGTAGTCGTTATGTTTATGCTTCCCTGCCAACCCTGCACTAAAGTTAGAAAGTGCTGTGCTCATAGCCTCAAAAAAGTATTGCCCTTGTAGCCACATGTTATCACTTCGCTGTTGTGTTCTCAATATCTCAGCCTTGTGATAAGCCCTTGCTAATAAGGGTTCTCCCTCCCAATACTCAGCATAGGACATTCCTATGCTGAGGTAGTAAGGGAATTGTTCATCAAATATTGATGATAGCCGTTGTGACGGCAAATCCGTAGGACTTACAGTTTCACCGTCACATTGGCGTTTTTTGGCGTACCCTCGTTGATAAGTGAAGTGTACGTCAGGGTGTAAAGCAATACCAACTTGCTGATAAACTCGTTGGAAAGTCCACCAAGGTCGTCATAGAGTATCTTGTTAGTAAGTTCCCTACTCATACCCCTGTGGTGCATCTGGAACGCATAGAAGAAAAGTTCCTCGATATTCGTCATCGGGAATGAGTAAAGGTTACTATTCTCGCTGAAAATATCCATTTTGAAACCGTTGCGCTCTGCCATTTTGATAACGGCTCGATTGAACTCAAGGGTGTACTCTGTGCCTGTGTCGCCAAAGGAAATAACGATAGGTGTTACTTCCGGCTGTTCCTTAATGCTACTTACATTTGCTGTGTTCTCTGACATAGTTATTACCTCACTTTATCTTATAGGGTTAGATCATCATTATTGATTATGTGGACGCAGCTGCGAAACCTGCAACCTGATTGGCTGTGATATAGCCTGTTGCCTCAAGTACGCTGTCTACGGAACGCTCATTAGATACCCACTCAGAAGGGATACCTGCGAAGTAGAAACTGTCAAGTCCACCAGGGAATGTCTCTTCAATCCAAAGAGCCTTGCCGTCAGCCTCGGCTGTCTCATAAGCGGTTACCATAGCCGCCCATGCTGTACGGTTATCGTCTGTATCGTTGAACAGATACTCTCTTGAGCCACCGCCTACGTCCTGTACACCAGGTACATATCTGTGATACTTGTCGGACAGGTCAGTTACCTGAAGGTTATTGGGTGCGTCTGCTGTTGCAGGCTCAGACTTAACGCCTGTCAGTGCTACATAGCCCGTTGTAGGACGTGTACCTGCTGTCGTCTCGACTGCCCACTTCAAGCCACAACCGATTGTAGAAAGTTCATGTGCCATTGTTTATTCCTCCTTTGGCTTTTCATCTTTTGGGGTGATCTTCGGTGCTTTGACAGGGATCTCTGCCTTGCACTTAGGACACCTGTTCTCTTTTGTATCCTTGCCACAATAAGGGCACTTCATTGCTTTTACCTCCTGTATATTCTGTTTATCGTGTTACCGTCACCGTCAGTCTCGTCAGCACCGACTATGGCTTTGTACCTCGCATACATCCTGTATACGCTCCTGTCGATATTAGGAAGAGGATTAAGCATTTCCCTTGTAAACTTGTTACTCAGCATTACGTCATCAATCAGTTTGATGATCTCTTTAGCCTGTGTCCTCTTGCCGTCTGTCGCATTAGTGTACACGTTGATCTCAAAGACAACGTTAGCGTGATACTCAGCACCTACACCGTCAAGGCTTCTTTCGTATGTATAGTTATCTCTCTCGACAACCGATACACACGGATAAGAAGTAATGCTGTCAGGATCATAGGAAAGAATGTCAGCCGTCTGATAAACCGCTGTCACAGCATCCTTGACCTTTCTTAAAACCACATTAGATATATCAATCATTGAATATCTCCTCGATTATGTTGATAGCCTGTTCCACCATTGCCTTTTGTGCGCTGTACATACCTGCACTTCGGTAATGACCGTGTGTTATATGGTCGCCTGTCCACCATTCAGGATTTTTACCATGTCCCTTGCCGTATTCACCGATACCGACTATTCCGGCAGGACGTGTTCCTGGATAGGACTCACTACCATTGTAGAAAACACCTGTACCAAACTCGATAAAAGCAACCTCAGAACCGCTTGCAGTTATGGTATACCCATTGTCTGTCGGTATAGCCTCGACCTCCACGCCCTCTGTGAAGTCGGGATTAGTCAAGGCCCCTGTGAATGCTTCTTCCGCTACGGCTACTCCAATGTCAGCTAATTGCTGAATGTAGGTGTCTATGTTTTGAATGCGCTGCTTGATTTTCTCAATACGATTAACAGCACGGTTAATGCTTGCTCTGTCGTATATATTGATTTCAAGCACTTCATTCTTCACGATACTTTGACCTCTTGTACAGCATACACGATGTTGTTAAGTGATTTTGCTACGGCTTTGACAATGTAGTTATGAGGCGTATTGTTCTCAGGCGTTCTCTCTATCCACAGTATACTATCTTCCTGTATCGGGCAATTAACGTCCTCTACGCAAAGTGTCTTACTGTAATCAAGGTTGATACCGAACAACTCAGCGTCAGCCGTGCCCCGTGAGGGGGACACGTTGCACATTAACAACTCTGGGGTCGAATATGTGACAACGGGTTCACCTGTGGGGTCTCCGTACTGATCTACTGTCTGTGTCTTACCTGTGAACAGTGCGAAGTATACAGGTTGCTGATTACGCTTAAGGGTTCTCACTTCCTGTATCCTCCTGTACCTCAATAGGTCTTATGGCTGAACAGAACGGTACGATATCCATAAGCATATCTGCCGGAATATCAGAACCGCCATAAGTACGGCTAATACCGTTCTCACTGTGGGACAACTGCCCCTCAGCTCCCATTTTATTAAGCATGTAGACAGCAAGTTTGCATTGCTTCATTTCATACTTAGTCGGGAACTCTGTTTCGTCTGTGTAGCCATAAGGGTAAGCCCTGTTCATTATCTCGGTCTTAGCAATAGTAAGATAAGCGGACAACATGTCATCCGTATAGGAAGAGGGAAACGCCCCTATCGTTCTTACAAATGTAATCTTTTCAGTATCGTTCATGTTGTCCGACCTCTCTTACTTCTTCTTTGTTGCTTTCTTTGCCTGCGTCTCGACAGGCTTTGTCTCTTCCTGCTTAGGCTCTGCCATAATAGGCTTTGGCTTAGGAAGATTGTGTCTACGCAAAAGCATACCCATAAGTAATCTCCTTACTTAACCGCAATTCTAATTGCCTTGCTGCTATCGTAAAGTGTCGGGGCGAAGTGCTTGTCCGCAGTTATGACTGTGCTCTTATTAACGATATCCCTCTCAGCCTCAACAAGTGTATCTCTCTTAGTGTAGATACGAAGAGCACCAGGCTTAACGATAAAGGCATTCTCCTTAGAAGAAGCCTCTGTCAGCTTGTTGGAAATAACTACCTGACAGCCCTGTACCTCACCGACAACACCCTTAAGGGCAACGTCAGCGGAAATGTCAGACGCAGGAAGCCATGACGGGGACTTTCTCAGAAGTGTGTACTGCTTAGGGGAAACAAGAAGAACCTTAGTTCCGTCAATGTCCTCACCGAACAGCTCAAGAGCGTCAGCAATGTCATCAAAATCAAGTGTTCCAGGCGTAGCGGCTGTGTGTACCATAGGGGACGTAATAGCGGCAAGAACAGCAAGAACCTGATTATCAAGTCCGCTTGCGATAGACAGAGCTAACTGCTTTGCAGCCTCGTCCATAGGGTTGCCGTAACCACTCAGTACAGCCTCGTCAGTGATCTGAACACCGTTAGCAATCTTAGCGATTGTAACGCTTGCCATTGTCTGTGCCAACTGATTGATTGTAATGTCAACGCCCTCACCTGTTGTGATTGCGTCTCCGATGTAAGAGTACACAGGTATTTTTACGGTGTCTCCAGGTCTGCCTACGAGTGTTGTGTCGATCTCTGCAAGAGGGGCAAACTTCATATAGTCTACCAACTTTGCATCTACCAGGTCTGCCAGTACCCAAGGGTTAATCAGGTTGGACAGCATTGTTGCATTAGGATCAAGTGCCATGTTTGTAAATCTCC